TCATTACCAATATTAAATTCAATATGTTATAATTTAAAAAATGTTGATACCTATTATCAATCAGAAGTAAGCCACGATTCTGGTGGAAAATTTGATACTGTTGTGATTATACCTAGATTGATGAAAAAAGAAAATTTTGGAGTAGGGGATTTAGAGAGATTTTGTAAAGAGTTAGCACAGAGACAGACAGAATTTGAATATATAGCATATGGCCGAGAGGTGCCAGGTGGTTTACATTCGCGTACTTACGATGAATATGTGGGAATATTAAATCCAGGATATCCATTTATTGAAGCAAATTATAACAAATCACCATTTGGAAGTTATGATTCAGCAAGTCAAGCAAGAGCTGCTTTAGCAGATAAGTTTGGATTTTCTTCTTGGAGTAATTATTCTAATGAGTATAATAGTGCTACTAGAAAAAATCATTGGGATGATAGCGATGAACTTTGGTAAAATAAAATCATTGACTTTTACATAAAAATTACTTAAATTAACCTATGGTTAAATTGGTTACGTCTAAACAAAACTACTCTAAGTCACACCCAAATAACAACATTGTCCTGATGTTTGACCAGAATATACTGTATGCTAACCATTATGAAAAACAAGTCGGTGAACTAAATAAAGACATACTTCATAAAGGAATTGACTACAAAACCTTTATAAAAAACGATTTAAATTATTTAGACATGAATGTAGTGCATTATTGGCACTTCAATAAAGTAAAACATGAAGTAAAGTACTCTAACTTCTATAGTGATAGTGATTTCATGTATTACTATCCAATGCACAAAATAATGGAAGAAATGGATTATCAAGATGATGATTTAGACATTACACCAGAGTTACAATTGTTCCACGATGAGTTCACAAAGGCATTCACACTTATAGAATTAAATGGAATCGGAGTCAATACGAATATCATCTCAACCTTTGGTCATCGAATGGCTCAATACATTCATGATAGGAAAATATATCAGAATTATAATTTCTACACTACTACATCCCGACCATCCAATAGTATTAATAATCTAAACTTTGCTGCCTTGACACCAGAACATAGAGAGTGTTTTTCACCCCTGAATGATATCTTTATTGAGTTTGACTTTGATGCTTATCATCCGAGATTGATTGGTGATTTAATTGGTTATGAATTTCCCAATACACCCGTACATGAATACTTGAGTGATAAATATAATGTTGATGTTAGTGAAGGTAAAACTAAAACATTTCAATATCTGTATGGTGGGATTCCAAATGATGTTGCAAATAAAATTGAATTCTTAAACATGACGAAAAATTTAATAAATGAAATGTGGGACGAGTTTAATCAGAATAAAAGAATTAACTCACATATTTATAATAGACCTATGAAGAATGAGAATTTAGATAATCTAAATGCTCAGAAGTTATTTAACTACTACATTCAGTCTTATGAAACAGAACGAAATGTTAAACTTTTAATGAAATTACATACATATTTATTAACAAAGAAAACAAAAATCGTACATTATAACTACGATAGTTTTTTATTCGATTATAATAAAGAAGATGGAGTAGAAACGATACATGAAATTAAGCAAATACTTGAAACTAATGGGTTTACAACAAAGACTAAAGTCGGTAGTGATTACGGAAATATAAAGAGTTATGAGTTTTAATTTTAATTCATTATGGTTAGATTGGAGACGCATCGTTCCTAATGGTGTGCCTAATCCAGACAATGCTTATCATTTAGTATTGTTAAAGGAATTGTGTTTTAAACAAGGCATTGATAAGGATGTGGTTGATAATGTAATATTGGTATTGGAAAAAGAAGGCGATGATGATAAATATACATCAGTTGGCCGTGGTTATTATAAACTAAATAAAGACATGGGTCCTGATGGAAAGGGTAAGGATGGTACTCCTACTTTTGAAAAGGATGATAATGATAAATACGTTGAAACTGGCGGCAGTGAAGATGGCGAAAAAGAAAAAGATGTAACGAAACAAACGTCAATAAAGGTTAATCCGTATGATAAAAAAGAAGATGGTGAAGAAGATAAAGAAGCTGGTAAAGAAAAACCCAAATCAAAAGAAGAATTAGAACATCTAGATCATGAAAAGGTTGATGATACCTTAGTCTATACAAACTCACAAGCAGAAAAAGATCAATCTAAAACTGGCGGCCGTAAGGGAGTTGGTTTAGGAACTGATGTATCAAGAGCCGGGGAGGCTGCTGTACATAAGGGAATTCGTATGATGATTGAAGGTGATTCAATAGAAGAAATTTACTCACTTTTAAGAGGAGTTGCTGAAGAAGATGACACGTTTTTAACCAATGAGTGGGTAGATGCTGCCGTATCATCAATTAAAGCTATTGATAGAGAGATTGGTATTAAAAATGTTAAAACCGTTGCTTGGGACACCGATGAAGGTAGAGAATCCATTGGAGTTAGCACAACTCTAGAAACATCAGCTGATATGTTCGTTAGAACTACCAATGGTGAAAACATAGGTATTTCCCTAAAGGATAGTGGAGATGTGTTTTTAGCAAACGGTGGGTGGGAAGAACAATCTAACAATATACTTAAAGGATTAGAAAATGAGATGTCAGAGGTAGATCATGGTAAATTATCAGAAGCGATGTCCATTGATACCTTTAATAAAAATAGAGATTTAAAATATAGAGATGTCTTAAATGAGCTTGGTCATGGTGGTTTTGAACAGATGGTAATAAGATTACGAGAAGATCCATCAAATCCCATACCTAAGTATGTTGATAGATTAAATGACATCCCAAAGATAATAGAAAAAATTGAAACTGATAATTTAGCTAAAGTTGAAATGCAAGCTATTGCTAAAATGTTAAAACTTTATGATAAAGATAGGGAACAGATGTTAAGAGATCCTGAAAAACAATTAGTTCAAGATACATTTGATGTTTTAAATTCATCTATTGAATCAAAGAGAGGTATGAATAAGTGGATTCTTAAAAATATGCATGTATTTGATTCACTTGGTTTAAACGAAAATTTAAAAAGTGGTGGGGTTGATGAATTCATAACTGTATTTGGTACGAAACCAGATGGTTCGGTCATGAAAGAAGAAAGTATAAAAGATTTATTTGGATCACAAGTATCCGATATGTTGATTGAAAATTTAAAAGAAATTAAAAATGGAAATATGGAACCAGAAGAGTTAGAAGATTATATGGCAGATAGGATGGAGTTAGATCATGAAACTGGTAGAATAAACTTTCGTCATGAAAATAATCTAAAATATCCTTTGTTTTATTTAGCTGGTAGATCAAGAAAGATAGGAACTGCTCCCGTTTTAGAAATTCACTCCACTCCCATGTTTGAGAGGTCTTTAGAGGCTGGTACATTTAATACCGATAAATGGTCACCAGAACAATTAAAAAGATTAAAAGGTGATTTTAAAAAAGCTGCTATTAGAAGTGATGACAAATTTAAGGAAGCATAATGAAAACGCAACTACTATGTACATTCACGACTCAATTTAATCTTGATCAATCAATTATTGACATAACAAAACATTTTAAAATCGTATTTGATAAAATTTATGTATTACAAAACGAAGATAAACCAAAAGAATTAATCTGTACTTATAATGTTAATCAAGAAGATGACATTGACTTTAATTTAGTTCAGAATACTATTTCACTACATAGAAAGAAAATAACCAATACACTTTATACGATTAATGCATTAAATGAATTAATAAAACTAATTAATAATGGCGTATTGGATACAACTTATCAAGTCCCTTGGGATTTATATAAAAACATGATACTGATTTCTAACAAAGAAGGCTTACAAAGAATACCTACACGGATATTAAAGATTATAGACGTATAAATGGTTTCACCTATATATTATTTTACCAGAAGTGGTTGTGCTTGGTGTACAAGAATGCAACCATCAATAGAACAAATCAATGAGACTTTGAATGATGAGCAAAAAATTCAAATTCTAAATATTGATGATAAAAAATCAAGAGTTATTTACGATACAATCCTTACGAGTAATAAATTAAGAGCAATAACTCCCATGCTATATAATTCAAACATAGGAACTTTTCTATTAGGTTATCAGGATAAACGAAACGTTCAACAATTTTTAAAAGCCAACCCTTTGAAAGAAAGAAAACCATTAAAACCCATTCCTACGTTTGATATTCAAAATTCTTCAAAAAAAGACTTTGATAATTGGAAAAAAAGTGTTATATTATGGTATGGAGAAAACCAAAAAGATTTACCAAGTAATGTCATATCACAGGAAAGAATGATTGATATGGTTTATACACAATACATGGCATACAGAACAAAGCCACAAACTACCGAAGATAGGTTAAATACCTTAGAAGAAAAAGTTGAACAATTATTAAAAAAATAAAGCTTGTATTTTAACAAAAAAATTCGTATATTATATGAATACGTTATACGTAAATGTTTTTAATTAAATATTTATTAATAACAATAACACCTAAACATAACTATGGAGAATAAAAATGGATATTGATGCTATAAAAAGCCGTCTTAATCAGTTACAAAACACAACCTCAAACTCGTTTTGGAAACCACAACCAGGAAAATCACAAGTAAGAATTGTACCTTATACACATGATAAGAACAATCCTTTTAGTGAGTTGTTTTTTCATTACAGTTTAATTCCTAACAAAACTGTTTTGTCGCCACTATCATTTGGTAGACCTGATCCAGTTCAACAATTTGCTGACAAGCTTAAATCGTCTGGCAATAAAGATGAATGGATTCAAGGAAAACGAATTGAACCTAAAATGAGAACATTTGTTCCTGTAATTGTTCGTGGCGAAGAAAGTGAAGGAGTTAAATTCTGGGGTTTTGGTAAAACTGTTTATCAAGAGCTTTTGAGTATAATTGCGGATCCTGATTACGGTGATATTTCTGATGCTACGGTTGGTCGTGACATTGTTGTTGAACGACAAACACCTGCTGAAGCTGGAAATCAGTATGGTAAGACAACCATCAGAGTAAAACCAAATCAAACTACTTTATCTGATGATTCTAATCAATTAGAAAAGTTGTTAAATGAACAACCTAACATTGGTGAGTTGTATACTGAACCAACCTTTGACGAATTGAAAGAACATCTTTCAAGTTTCTTAAACCCAACGGATAATGACAGTTCTGGTACGCCAGAACCTGAAATGGTTACGACTAAAGCATCTTCTAAAGTAGAAGATGATTTTGATAAATTATTTAATTCATAATCCCCGCGGGTACGGTGGGGTGGTTTCCTCCTTTCTCCGCTCCACCGTTTTAACAGGAGAAATTCATGTCAAACAGAGACGAATTGGCTGAAGTATTAGCCAACGAACTTAATAAACAATTCAAATCCCATCAAGTTGCATATTTTCTTGATGGGGCACAAGAAACCCCAACTGATGTTACAGAGTGGGTTTCTACAGGTTCTACGTTATTAGATTTAGCAATATCAAATAAACCACATGGTGGATTTGCTGCTGGTCGAATAGCTGAAATAAATGGACTTGAAGGTAGTGGTAAATCATTGATTGGAGCTCACGCTCTTGCCTCTACACAAAAGAAAGGTGGTCTTGCTGTCTATATAGATACTGAGTCTGCCGTTTCAGCCGAATTCTTACAGGCAATCGGAATAGATACCGATAGTATGTTATATGTTCACTTGGAAACAGTTGAAGATATATTTGATACTATCGAAACGATTGTTACAAAGATTCGTGAATCAAGTAAAGATAAATTAGTTACGATATTAGTCGATAGTTTAGCTGCCGCTTCCACTAAGGTGGAGATGGATGCTGACTTTGATAAGGATGGTTGGGCTACTTCAAAAGCAATCGTCTTATCAAAGGCTATGAGGAAGATTACACAACTTATTGCTCGTCAAAAAGTATGTTTAATCTTTACTAATCAATTACGTCAAAAACTCGGTGTAATGTTCGGTGATCCTTGGACTACAAGTGGTGGTAAGGCATTACCTTTCCACGCTTCAACTCGTATTCGTTTAAAGAATATGGGGCAAATCAAAGATACTAAAAAAGATACCATAGGTATTAAAATCAAAGCTCAAGTCATTAAGAATAGATTAGGTCCTCCATTAAGGAGTGCCATATTTCCACTTTTCTTTGACAAGGGTATTGATGATTTTGGTAGTTGGTTAACTGTAATGAAAGACCACAACTTAGTTAAACAAGCTGGTGCTTGGTATACTTTTGTTGACCAAAATGATAAAGAACATAAGTTTCAATCCAAAGACTTTGGTGCTTTACTCTCAGACGTAGATACCCAGAAATATATTTATGATTCTATCTGTGAAAAGGTAATTCTAAAATATGATTCTAATCAGTTAGGCATAGATGATGTCACTACGGAAGATGAGTTTGTGGATGAGTAATGGTTATGATAGAAATTTATTAACTAAACGATTTTATGACTATGAAGATGATATTGAAACCAATCCTACAACGCGGAAATTAGATGACCACGTTTTAGTTGTAGATGGTTTCAATACATTTATAAGAGCATTTAGCGTTAACCCATCTTTGAATGAAGATGGTAATCACGTGGGTGGTTTGACTGGGTTTTTAAAATCTATACGATATACGATTAATAAGTTTAAACCTACTCGTTGTATTATTGTTTTTGATGGTAAAAACTCATCCAAACCACGCCAAAAAGTATTTCCAGAATATAAAGCTGGTAGGAAAGTGCGTAGTCGATTGAATAGAAACGTTGATTGGGCAACCACTCCACAAGACGAATCAGAATCAATAAAGAGACAATTAGGTAGGTTGGTTGAGTATTTAGAACACTTACCTTTGACTTTATTGGCATTAGATAACCTTGAGGCTGACGATGTTATAAGTTACATATGTACATCGACATTAAAAGAGTCGAAATGCACAATTATGTCATCCGATAAAGACTTTTATCAATTAGTTAATGATAAAATTCAATTATACTCACCTACTAAGAAAATAACTTATGATAGAGAATTAATAAGAAAAGAGTTTGGGGTTTATCCACAAAATGTCTTAACTTGTAGGATAGTAGATGGGGATAAATCAGATGGTATACCGGGTGTTAGGGGAATTGGAGTAAAGACATTGGTAAAAGAGTTTCCATCATTAACCGAGGATGAACATTTTGATGCTAAAGAGTTATTAATTTTGGCAAATAAAAAAACAACGAGAGTGTCAGAGACGTTGGTTAAAAATGAATATATTATAAAAAGGAATTACATTTTAATGCAACTGCATGATCCAGATATTAAAAATCAAATAAAATTAAAGATTGTGGATGCTGTTAATTCGTTAGCACCTAAGTTAGTTAAATACCAACTACAAACGTTGTTCGTAAAGGATAAATTGCAAGGGCATATCCAAAATTTTGATACTTGGTTAACGGAATTTAACATTTTAGATCACTATTGGAGGAATAAGTGATGAATAAGACTAAAACTATATCAGAATACGGATATTCCTTTCAAATCAAGTTTATTGTTTGTTTGATTACGGATAAATTGTTTTTAGAGCAAATTGTAGACATATTGGATGAGAAATATACGAGTAATGATGCTTTTCGTTGGTTAATAAAGGAAATAAGAGAATATTACAACGAATATAAAGATGTTATCACTATGAATGTCTTTAAAATCAAAATTCAAGAAATAGACTCGGATTTATTACAGGTTAACGTCAAGGATGTACTGAAAGAAGTATTTAAAAATATAGAAGCATCCGACCTTGATTATATTAAAGATAAGTCATTGGATTTCCATAAATCACAAGTATTAAAGGATGCTATAGTTAGGTCTGCCGAAATATTGGAACGAGATGGTGATACCGATGAGATAAAAAGTTTAATTGATACTGCTATGCAAGCTGGTGTTGAGAGAAATTTAGGTCATGATTATTTAGAAGATATTGAAGAAAGATACTCGGAAACTGCTCGTATAACATCACCTACACCGTGGGATATAATAAATGAATTAACGCAAGGTGGATTGGGTGCAGGAGAACTCGGAGTTATAGTTGCTCCCGCTGGTATTGGTAAATCTTGGGTATTAAGTGCTATGGGAGCATATGCTATATCTAAGGGATTGAATGTTATACATTATACATTAGAATTAAATGAAGCATATGTCGGATTACGATATGATAGTATTTTTAGTGGTGTAGAGAGTCAAAATCTAAAATATCATAAGGACGAAGTGATAGAAAGACTAGATAAACTAGAGGGTAATTTAACTATTAAGTATTATCCAACTAAAGCCTGTACGGTAAATACATTGTCTGCTCATTTAAAGAAAGTAACTACATTTGGTACAAAAGTAGATATGGTATTGGTGGATTATGCCGATATTATGAAAGATATAAATAAACATACAGAAATGAGACATGCCTTGGGAAGTATCTATGAGGATTTACGTGGGTTAGCTGGGGAGATGCAAATACCAATATGGACGGCAAGCCAAGCTAATAGAAGTGCTTTGGATGAAGATGTCATTGAAGCCAGTAAAGTTGCTGAATCCTATGCTAAAGTCATGACAGCAGATTTCGTTATGTCATTGAGTCGTAAGATAGAGGATAAAATAGGAAATACGGGTAGATTCCACATAATTAAAAACAGATTTGGTCCTGATGGATTGACCTTCCCAGCAAAGATAAATACTAACATCGGTAAGATTGAAATATTTGAATCCAGTTCAATACAGGGTAAAGGTATTCAACATAAAATCAATAATCGTGATAATCAAACGAAAGCTATATTATCTGCTCGTTATGATGATTTAATGAATGACGAATAATACACAAGTATTAAGTGAATTTCTCGGATATGATGAAAGAGATTTGGAGTTTGAAAAGGTAGTTAATGATTTAGACAACCATGATATAGAATATGGCATTGAAGTTATATTTGATTATTATAGGCGTCATGGATTTCCTCACTATAGAATACGAGAAAATGAAAAACATCAACATATGAGAAAGATTCAAAGGTTTGATGTAGATACGATATTCAAAGATAATCAAATCATTCAGACTATGCATGGATTAAGAATGGCTTGGACTTATTTTCCTTACTTTTGGGAAATTAAATGTGGTAATGCTAAATTAACACCAATGGAAACCTTTTTAGATGATGATAAGTTTAAATCAGTTATACGAAAATGTTGGACGTGGTGTTTAAAACATGAAGATGGTAATAGAAGTATTTTTCACGAAAATAGATTAAGACAATCATTGAAGATATATAGTGGAACTCAAGCCGTAAGTAATTTCCGACCAACTGCTGCTAAATTAATCTATGAGAAATATGGTGGGGATGTTATTTGGGATATGAGTTGTGGTTGGGGTGGAAGGTTGATTGGATTTCTGGCAAGTTCAAGAAAGAAGTATATCGGAACAGAACCATCAAGTAGAGCATTTGAAGGATTAAAAAAGATAAAAAAAGATTTTAATTACTTGACAAAGACAGTAGAATTACATAAATTAGGTAGTGAAGTATTTGAACCAGATAAAGAGTCTCTGGACTTGTGTTTTACTTCACCACCTTATTTTGATACCGAGAAATACTCAGATGAACCAACACAAAGTTACAAGAAATATCCAACTGAAGATAAATGGGTAAATGGATTTTTACAAAAGACGATTGAGAATTGCTACAATGGATTAAAAGGTAATAAATATATGTTAATCAATATAGCAAATACACCAAAATACAAATTTATAGAAGAAGAAACCGTAAGGATTTCTAAAGAATTGGGATTTAAACAAGAACAAACGATAGAATTAACTCTATCAAGCATTATGGGAGCTGGATACAAGTATGAACCTATATTTGTTTTTAAAAAGTAATCATTTATCATAATAGAACAAATGAAGTTGATATTTATGTTAGACCTCCACACCTAAAAATAGTTAATATGCATCAGGGAAAATAGTTTATGAGTAAGAAATTTGTTTTATCGGAAAATTTTATAACCAAATACAAAAGAAAAAAACCACCATTCGGATTCAACGGATTAGGTGAATTAGTTTATATGAGAACATATTCTCGTATTAAAGAAAATGGAAAAAATGAACGTTGGTGGGAAACTGTTCAACGAGTCGTAGAGGGAACTTACTCTATGCAAAAAAATCACATTGATTCTTATCAATTGGGGTGGAACCCGTGGCAAGCTCAAAGATCAGCACAAGAGATGTATGAGCGTATTTTCAATATGAAATTCTTGCCACCCGGTCGAGGTCTTTGGGCTATGGGTACAACC